AACTTTTTACATATAGATTTGTAGATTTTACAGAAATAGAAACCTGTAGTGTATTTATACAAGCTAAAAGACCACAACTAAAAGAATCGATAGAAAAACAGTTTCCCGTAAAAACCATACACTCAAGCATGATGATTTGTATGACACAAGAAGAAATAGACGCACTCAACCAAGTAAAACAGGATAGCAAATGGCAGGAACCAAAACATATTTAACATTAACTAATTTAGCTTTAAATGAATTGAATGAAGTAGAACTAACAAGTTCTAACTTCACTTCAAGTAGAGGAGTTCAAACCTCTGCTAAAAATTTTATTAACAAAGCTGTTAATGAATTATATATGGCTGAAATAGAATGGCCTTGGTTACATACAAATGGAACACAAGCTACTTTTTCAGGACAACAAGAATATACTTTTCCTACTGCATTTAGAAAAGCAGACTTTGATAGTTTTAGAATTAAACCAACAGAAAGAATTACTAATGGTGAATTTACATCAAACATAACTAGTTGGACAACTGTTAGTGGTAGCCCTGCTTATAACTCTACAGGTAATGGTAGACTACGATTAAATGCTGCAGAAGTAACACAATCTATTACTACTGTAGCAAATAAAAAACATCGACTAAGTGTTAGAGTTATGGACCCAAGTTCTAGCGGTAGTTCTATTACATTAAAAGTAGGAACATCTTCTGGTGGCACACAAGTATTAACTGATACTATAACTGTAACCGATACAGGTAATGGTAAAATACTATCAACAGATTTTACACCCACAACAAGTTCTGTATTTGTAGGATTAGCTAATACATCTTCTGATAATTTAGATATAGATTTTATTAGAGTAGCACAAGATGAAATTCCTTTACATTTAGCATATTTAAGTTATGATGCATATTTACAAGGATTATATACTAAGGATGAAGTAACTGATGATTCACAATATGGTAAACCTTTATTTGTATACAGAACACAAGACCATTTAAGTTTTGGATTATCTCCTATACCTGATGGAGATTTTTATACAGTTGAGTACGAATATTTTAAAACACATACAGAGTTATCTGCAGCTACAGATACTTTAGATTTACCGGATAGATATGCAGACGTAGTTGTTAATAGAGCAAAATATTATTTATATAAATTAAGAAATGATGTACCTATGGCAAATATTGCAAATGCAGAATATGAAAGAGGAGTACAAAGAATTAGAACAGAAATGTTAAATAAACAAGATTACATGAAAGATACTAGAGTAAATTTAAATACAACATCTAGAACAACAAGCAACACTTCTGTTTTAACTTTTACATAAGATGCCACAAGTTCAACCTTCAGTTGTTAGTTTAGGTGGAGGATTAATCTTAAATAAAGATGTGTTCTCTATGTCTCCGGGTGAGGCATTACAACTACAAAACTTTGAGCCAGACATTGAAGGTGGTTATAAAAAAATATTAGGAACTACAAAATTTAATTCTAATATAGTTCCGCAAGTATCTGCATCTAGCGAAAGAGTCGTTTTTACTGCTATCTTTAATGATGTTGTATTAGCAGGTAGAGGTGGAAGTATACATAGAGGAAGTGCAGGTTCAGGAAGTTGGACATCTACTATTACAGGTTTAGGAACACCCACACAAAACTATGAACATAGATTATTTAACTTTGATGGCACAGATAAGATTGTTATTACTACAGGAACATCTAATCCACAAATATTAAACAGTTCTTTTAGCACTAGTGTTGTTAATGCAAGTGGTACGGCTAACTTTAAGTTTGTAGAAATATTTAAGAATCACATATTTTTTGCAGGAGATTCTAATAATAAACAACAAGTTAGTTTTATGGGACCAACAGAAACTAATGATTTTACTAGTAATAATGGTGGTGGTACAATTAAAGTTGATGCAGAAATTGTAGGACTACGAGCTTTCCGTGATAGTTTAATTATTTTTGGAAGAGATAAAATATTTAAATTAACAGGAACATCTGTTTCTAATTTTGCTGTAAGTCCTATTACAAGAAACATAGGATGTACAGATGGTAGAAGCATACAGGAATTAGGCGGTGATGTTATATTTTTAGCACCAGATGGATTAAGAACTATTGCTGCTACAGAAAGAATTGATGATACAGAATTAGGAACTGTATCAAAACAAATACAAACTAGAATTAATGAAATAACAACACACAATATTAATTCTTTAGTTATTAGAAGTAAATCACAATACAGATTATTTTTTCCTACAGGTACTTCACAAGCAGAAGATTCATCAGCAGGATTATTATCTGTTATTAAAGCTAATCCTAATACAGGTTCACTAGGATTTGAGTATGGTGATATAAAAGGTTTAAAAGTTTCTAGCACTGACTCTGAATTTATATCAGGTTCAGAAACAATAATTAGTGGTGGATATGATGGTTATGTATATAAACAAGAATCAGGGAATGTTTTTACACAAGCTAGTACAACTAAAAATATAAGTAGTATATACAGGTCGCCTGATATGACAATGGGAGACCCCGGTATACGAAAAAATATGCAAAAAGTAATTTGGAATATTAATCCAACAGGAACATTATCATCTAGTTTTTTATTAGAGTATGATTTTAGTGATGATGAAGTTCCACAACCAGAGCCATATACACTATCTCAAACAGGTAATATAGCACAGTATGGTTTAGCAGAATCTACATACGGAACAGCAGTTTATGGTTCTACAGGTTCTAACTTAATTAGACAAGCAGTTGAAGGTAGTGGGTTTACGATTGCAGCTAAAATATTAGACGCAACAAATAATAGTCCAGTAGCTTTAAAGGGATTTGAAATGGAATTTTCAGCAGGAGGAAGAAGATAATAAATGGGTGACACTTACACAAGACAAAGTTCTGCAACCATCGTTGATGGTGGAACTATTGAAGCATCTCATTTTAATGCAGAGTTTGACCAATTATTAGCGGCCTTTGCTGCTAGTTCAGGACATACCCATGATGGAACTGCAGGTGAGGGTGGACCTGTAACAAAGTTATTAGGTAACACTTTAACATTTGGTGCAGGAACAGCAGGTACAGATATTACAATTACCTTTGATGGTGAGAGTAATGATGGTGCATTAAAATGGATGGAAGACGAAGACTACTTTGAGTTTTCAGATGATATACTAGTAGCTAGTACAGAAAAATTACAGTTTAGAGATACTGATATCTATATTAATTCTTCTGCAGACGGGCAGTTAGATTTAGTAGCAGATACAGAAATACAAATAGCAGCTACCACAGTAGATATAAATGGTAATGTAGATATATCAGGAACACTAACAGTTGCAGGTGCGTTAGACTTTGGCGATGCTAACATAACAAATGTTGGAAGTTTAGCCCTAGATACTATTACCAGTGATGGCAGTACAATTACTTTAGATTCTAGTGGAGATATTATTTTAGATGCTGATGGCGCAGATATTACACTTAAAGATGCAGGTACAACTTTTGGTAGCTTAACAAATTCTAGTGGTGAGTTAGTAATTAAATCAGGCTCAACACCTACTACAGCTATTACATTAAGTGGTGCCAACACAACTATTGCAGGTAACTTAACAGTAGACGGAAACTTTGATGTTACAGGAACTTTAGATTTTAGTGACTCAGCTATTACTAATGTCGGCAGTATTCAATTAGATAGTATTGTAGGTGATGCAGATGCTAACACATCTATTGCATTTAGTGGTTCAGATGTTATCACGATGACTACAGGTGGCACTGCTGCTTTAACAATAGATGCTAGTCAAAATGTAACGATTGCAGGAGACCTAACAGTATCAGGTGATGATATTACTATGGCTACAAATACTGCAGGTAATCTTCTTATTGCAGATGGTACAAACTTTAATTCTGTAGCTGTCGGTTCTTTATCAGAAATATCCTCAGTTGCTAATGATGATGTATTATTAGCAGTAGATACATCAGGGGGTGGTCTTAAAAAGATTGCTAGAAGTACACTTGTAGCAGG